TCGCAAGTTCGTAATTGCGCTCATCACAAAATTTTTGAAGATGTTTTAGTAGACCTGAATATAGAGTCATCGCCTGTCTATTGAACAGGCGGATCTTTCCGTCCCAATACCTGCTTTTATATGCAGGCATAAATTTTGCTCCTGGAACTTCAAATGTGAAGTAATCACTTATTTCCTGAGCGATGCCCTTATCGCATCCAAGTCTGATGTAGACTTCGTCTTTTCTGGAGGCGGTGATTCTTTCTTCGAAATTGGTTGTATGGGAATACTCAACCATTCTACATTATCCAACAAATACTGAATTTCATTTTTAATTTTCTCAACTCTTTCATTACTAGCTTTTATAGATTTTTCATTTTCTTCACATATTCTATCGAGTTCTGTAAAATCTTTACGGAAACTAACCAGTAATGAAACGATTCCATTCGATAGCATTTTTAATTTGGAACCCACGTGTGTTAATACTTTTGATAATACTTTCAATGTAATCAACCTTTTCTTGCTGTGCTGCCTGACGGATAGTAATATCTGTCATCATATCATCACTATCAATATAAACGTCAACTTCATTCTTTAAAAGTTTTTTATAAAACTGATCACGCCCAATTTGCTGTAATTCGTCTTGATCTAATTCACCAAGATAGTATTCAAGCAACAACCTTCTTGTTTTCTTAAACTCTGATTTTATCTTTAACAGACGCATACGTTCTGTCATGAATATCTTTAAATATTTATTATGTAGTTGGGGGATTTTTGTAGACTCTGAGCCAAGTTCTGTTTCGTCAATCTTACAGTCTTTGTCCCATTCGGTCATAATTTCTTCAATCTTCACATTCTCACCTGTAGTTGTATTACGCAAATAATACTATTATATACTAATTAAACAATAACGTCAAGTTCATATTTTCTATATGCAAACGTTGCTGAAGCGGTTAGATATTCAATATCTGTAGATTGAACATCAAACTCTAGAGTTGTAAGATTTACTGGATACGTGTCAATAAATCTAACGTTCATGTTTGGTCTATACTGTGCCGTAGTCACGATAAGAGTAGCATCAGAATATACACCGTCTTGTTGAATCCCTTGACCTACTGCTAATCCACCTCTTTGTGAGAAATTGTCAGGGAATCCCAAGCCAATCATCCAGTCGTAAATTTCTTTGTAGTTATTCAAGTCTTCATCAACATTAAATGTAACGTTTAACAATCCAAACGATAACTTATCTCCAGGAACTGGAATTTTGATGAACGTGTTTTCTACTGTGTCGATCTGACCAAGAGTAATGTCTGGTATGTTTGCTTTTGTTACAAAGTAGTTTACATTCGGCAACTTTTGAATACCGAACTGAAAGCCGACAGGCGATAGAAAATTATGACTATCTGGTTGTGTACTATTAAGTGCCATATTAAACTCCTTACGACTATTTATATAACGAAAAAGGGAGAGTCCGAAGACTCTCCCCTGTAATTCGAAGGTTGGTTAGCCCAACTCTTTTTCTTACATAAGGTTGGTAACTTTAACCAATCTGTAGTAGATGTTACCATCGCCAGTACCAACACGGGCAGCAACACCGTTACCATCGTTAGTTGCGAAAGGATTAGCAACCATACCGTAACGAGTTTTGAAGCCGATTTTTGGCTGGAAGGTGTTTTCACCAACTGCACGAACCATTTGTAGTGGCACGTATGGGCAATAGAACAAGCCAGCGTCAAAAGCATTCGTGCCTTTGTAACCGATCGTGTAATATTGGTTTACAGTGTCGCTGAAGTATGGGTCGATGTAAACTTTAATACGACCGTTAAGTACACCAGCGAATGTGTTACCTGTGTCATCTACTTGAAGGTTGTTCGTAAGAGCAGGGGTGTAATCAAGAACACCAGCCATTTGAAGGGCAGAAGCCACATCAGATGAAGTGATCATGACGTTACCTTTACCACGACGTGTTGCTTTCGCAATTTCGTTGGCGTCACGCTCGATTTGGAACATAAGACCTTTGAACTTTTCAACTGCCCAACGACCGTTTGAATCGGTGTCAAGGTTGAAAGTACCAGCGGTTGCAGTGTTTTTCTGAGCACCAGCAACAGCTGAGTAGTTGATCGTGCGAACAACTTCACGGTTGATCTCAGCAAGAATTTCCGAAGAAAGAATGTTGCTAAGTTCAGTTTCAGCGTCCAAGCCATGGATTGCTTTAAGATCTTGAGCAAGTTCCATGGTGTATTCTGCTTTCAACGCACGGCTAACTGCAGTTACTGCAACTTTCTCGATCGAGAATGCCATTTCGTTGAATGAGTTTTGTGCTACGTCGCCGAGTTTTTCAGCGTCAGCAGTGGACATACCAGTTTCAACGGTATAGCCAGAACCAGAAGCACGATCGTTAGGATCGGTTCCTGTTTGACCTGTACCAGCAGCAGCGTTAGCAGCTTGGATAGAAGCTGTGTTACCTGCAGCAGAAGCTGAGAACGAGCCGTCAGCTTCGTTGAAGAGTGCTTCGGTGCCAGTCTGGCTGCTATAGCGTGAACGCATAGCAAAGATCAAACCTGTTGGACCTGACATTGGCTGAACGCCAGCAATGTCATAAGCAATAAGGTTTGGCATCGAACGGCGAACCAGTGAGATAAGCACTGGGTCGAAAGTGTCGACAGAACCAGAAGCGGCAACTGAGCCAGATGCGCCCATTGCGTTGGTTGGAGCAGCTTCTCCGAGAAGCGATACACCATGCGATCCAGCTTGGTGACCAGCTTGCTCACGAGCAGCTTTTTCTTGGTTTTCTAGAAGTGTAGCAACTGTGGCTCTTTTATGTGCATCTTTGATCTCTGGAAGTTCAGGATGCTCAAGAACTGGCTGCCACTTCTTTTGAAGTTCATCGGATTGATACATTTTGTTCTCCTTTAGAATTATTATCAGCCTATGATATTATTTATAAAATGTTACTTTTTAATGCTTCTTGAAATGGCATTCATATAACCTGCCATAGAGCCATTCGTAGTTGCTTCCTCTGTGATGACAGATTCATCAAGAGGCTCTTCATCAGTATCATTAGATTCGATTACTTCTTCCGTTGGGAAGTAGTTCTCTTTAATCGTTTCAAGTTTAGTCTTGAAAGATTCTTCGTCTTCAAAGTCAACGCCTTCGGCAAGTGAAGAAAACTTCTCAACTTGTGTTTGCGTTAAACCTTCAGAAATAGTTTCGAAAACGCCTTCTCTTTTGAGACCAACGATTTCTTTTTTAAGTGCGATATTACGGTCCATTTCTTCGCTAAGTGAAGATTCGACTTCAGAAAGTTTTTCAGCCATCTCGTCAACGAGGTCAGCTTTTTCTTCTGGAATATCGATATAGTTTTCCGTGAACAGATCACGGAGACCTGTCATGAAGTTTTCTACGATTTCAGCACGGATGCCTTGCTCAACAGCAAGTTCGTTGTCTTTCATCCACTCTTCAGCGACATACTCGAGGTAATCGTCAAGTTTCGTGGTAAGATCTTCAACGATGCTTTCTTTCTCAGCTTCGAGGTCTGACTCGAAATCTACAGAAACGGTTTCAAGAATTTCATTGACTTTAGAGAGAACAGCAGCTTCAAAAATTGTAGTTGCATTTTCTTTAAATTCTTCTGAAAGTTCTTCTTCACCAAAGATAGCAGCAACGTCTTCAGAAACGTCGATGTCTTCTCTAGAAAGTTTTTTAACTTCTTTGATGGATACAGCTGTTTCTTCTTTGACTTCTTCTTCGTCGCCGTCCATAGCTTTCATCATTCTTTCATAGGCAGCAGTAAGTTCGTCTTTCTTTTTGCCTTTCATCGCATCAGCCATAGCAGCAATCATACCAGCTTTAGTTTTAGGAAGAGAAGTTTGTTTAGTAGATGGCTCTGGAACTTCGGAAGGATCACCGAATGAAGACTTTGCTTCATCGATAGTTTCGTCAGTCTCAAACCCATCAACCACAACTTCTTCTGCGTCGAGGACTGTTTCGAGTTCCTCATCTTGCATTTGGTTTAGGTCGGTCATTTATCTACTCCTTTAAACGAGTTACTTAAATCGTTACATTATATTTATAAAAGTTAGAGTTTTGAGAGAAAATCTTGGAAAACACGAAGTTTTGTTTCCTCTAGTTCAGCTTTCGACGCTTTTTTAACGTCTGTTTCATAATCTGCAATGGTTGCTTCACGGATAATTCCGTTGTCCCATACCCACTCTTTGCTCTCCATAATGCCATTAACAAAAGCATCAGGTGCAGAAGGATCAGCAACGATATCTGCAGCGGTTGCCAAATAAAAGTCACGTTGGACTTCAGCGGCTCCACCACGTTGTTTGATTGAACCCATACCACGACTTGAAACACCGAGTTGCGCACCTTCGTCCATAAGATTCTTAACGATTGCGCCCATAGGGGTTTCTGTCATGATTTTGGCTTTACCGATAAAGTTTGAGCCATCTTGTTTGAGACTCGTAATCATATGTGATACACGGTCAAGATTAATTGTTGGACCAGATGGATGACCTAACTCTCCATAGGCTCTTTTCTTTTCGACGTATTCTTTAGTGTAACGAGCAACTTCTTTTTCCAAAACTTCTTTCGGGTAAACACGACCGTTACGATTTTTAATGTCACCTTGCATAAACACGCCTTCAATGAAGAGACCTTTTTTACCAGTCGCTTCGTCGAGCGTTTCGGTGACGTAATGAATTTCTTCGTTTACTTCGCAGATCAGTTTCATCTTAGTACCCCGATGCAGCCACTTGTGTGCCATAGAGAGTTGTTGCCCCTCTTAAACCAGTGCCAAGCGTTAAATGAATTACAGTTCCGCTACTAGCTGGAATATAAATCGTTCCAACGTCGCCGCTATCTGCAGCATTACGAACAGTAAGAACAGCTGCTGCTGTGTCGGTGTTAAAAACATATACGGCAGATGCTTCAGTAAATTTAGTTGTACTCGTAGATAATTGTGTTGCCGTTCCTAATACTTTCATTACTTGCCTCCATTACCTTTTGGTTGTGGAGCAGATTTTACTTTTTCAGCACCATCTTGACGATCTTTTCCTGGATATTCCGTAACTTTGGCGGCACCATGATCGTCTTTAAAATCTTTTTCGCCTTTAGAGCGTGGCTTATAATCTTTTACTTCTTCGTCGTCATCCTTTGGCGCAACATAATCTTGCGCAGGCGCTTCAGCGATAAAAGACTTAAACTTCTGAATCTTGCTCATCTTCTTCCCCTTGGGTTTGTTCTGGCTCGACTTCGACTTCTGGTTCAACTTCTACTTCATCTTTCGTTGCCATAAAGTTCGTTGCTACTTCGATTCTTTTTACGTTAACAGCGTCTTGTACTTTATTCATTAACAAATCGCTGATAGCAGCTTTGAAGTCGGCGTTTTTATTATTTAAAGCGAATTGAACCGCATCTCTTGTTGTATAGTCGGACATATTAATTACTCCTTCACCTATTTATAAAAAAATTAAATTTCAATGTCATCATCTTCGTTTTCACCTTCGTCGGCGATTTCGTCTTCGATTTCCTTAATATCCTCATCAGTCATACGCAATACATTCTTACGAATCCATTTTTGAGAGAAATATTTACCAGTATATTGATCAATGTCTTGTAATATACCAAGTCTTTCTCTTAAGATTTCACCTTCTTTTAATTCTGAGAAGTGATTGTCTTCAAGGAAGTCGAAATAGATGTCATCTTTTATTTCGTTCCATTCTGCACGAGTCATTACACCCTTTAGCAAAATTTGTTTTTCTAAGCAAATAAAGAAAAGGTCAGAGAATTTTCTTCTAAGTCTGCTGATAAATCTTGAGAATTTTAATTCGTCACGAGTAATTTCAGAAGCACGACCAAGATTAAACTGCCCTTCTGATTCCATTCTTGTGACAGGAACATTCAATGCTTCGTAAAGTTTTCTGCGGAAATACATAACGTCATCTAACTCTCCAAGGTTTTGTCCCCCTGGAAGCGTGGTGATCTCTGTGCTTTTTCCGCCTTCACGTCTTGGAAGCCAATAGTCTTCAAGCATTGTAAGGAATTTGCGATCGTCTCTTACTTCGCCAGTGTTAGCATCATACACAAGTTTGTTCTTATGTTTGATCATCATATCACGAAGATACTGTTCAGCTTTTGCTTTCGGCAAGTTACCAACGTCGATATAGAAAATACGACGCTCGGGTGCACGTGCGAGGCGATAAATTACTGTTGCGTCTTCAAGCATACGAAGCTGATTAAGTGGCTTTAATGCTTTATGAAGATGGCTTAAAACCGTTGCATTACCAACGTCCATTAGACCTGAATGAATATATGCTATAGAATCTGGAGCAATCTTAATGCCTTGATTTTGTCTACCAACGCCTTTTGGATGATAGAGATAATATTCATTATATTTTTTATTGAAAACTTCTGATGCCTTGATACCAGCTTGTTGTTGCGCTGTGGCAGCATCTCTTTTTTTAGGTTCACGAACCTTTTTAATTTTTCTTGGATCAATGTAACGAAGCTCTTGAATACCTGCTCTTGGATTTTTTTCATCAATCATAATGTGATAATACATACGACCATCAATATACCAATTACGAAAAATGTCATAACCTTTGTAATTGAATTTCATAAGCGATAAAATTTCGTAAAATTCGTCACGAATTGTTTGTTTGATGTTTTCTGATAGCTCGGCATTGTCGAGATTTAGCTCTACTGATGCTTGACTTTCATCAACAACAATAGCTTCGTTTACGATATCGTCAATTGCTCTTTCAGCTTCAGGCTGTTGAGACATATCACGATATTTGGAAATAAGAGCAGATTCATTCTTTACGGTATTTTCAAGATCTACTGTTGTCCCGAATACACCACCTTCACTTACTACAACTGAACCATCATCATTTGACGGTGGCGCAAATGATTTTACATTTTCTAATTTCTTTTCTTCTTCATCGGCTCTGCCGATTTTAAAGCCAAATAGTTCTACTGCCATTTCGTTTCCTCAATAAAATAATAGGGGGCATCGCATAACTATTTATGCGCCCCCTATTACCCTTAAAATAATGTATTTGTATTAGATACCGCCAGCATTGCCAGTGTTTCCACCAACAACTTGCCAGTAATCATAAACGAACGTTACTGTGTACTCTTCGATTGCATCGCCGTTTTCCCAGCCAAGATCAATCGTACCAACTTCCGTAGGAAATAAACCAACGAAGTCATATACACGAAGAATTTCGCCCGACTTGCCATACTGAGTAACTTGAGCGTTTGCTTTATACAAACTTGGGCTCGAGCCACCAGCTGTGTTGATGTTTCCTTGGAAAGAGTTGATCGCATTTGACCACTGTTCCATTGCGTTACGAATCGCAAAGTTTTCATCGTTGATAATTGTTGGCGACCATTCAGCAAACGTTCTAGTTCCAGCAACCTTCAACTGACGACCGAAGTATGGTACATCGATCGCTGATACAGTTGAAGCAGGAATCTGAGCAGCTTTGCAGAGGAAAGGTACTTGAACGTCAGCAACTCCATTGATTGGGTTAGTGATACTAACTTGGAAAAGTGACGGTCTTGCACCACCTTGACTTAGGGCACCAGCAAACTCGTTAATATTGAAAGCCATTTTGTTTTCTCCTGTCTCTCTTATTTATTAGCCGAATTGCCCTACGACTTCATTAAAGTCAACACCAGTTCTCACAGCTACGAAGTTCAACTGAATAAAGTTGATGCTTCTGGCTGGTTTGATATAGATGTCACCGATGAACTCGTTACGGTCGATTACTTCGCCAGTGTTATTTGTTCCGTCGCAAACAACTTGGAAGTCTGTGATACCTCTACGACCTTGTACGTCACGAAGGAATGGTTCCACTAGATTTTTAAATTGCGAGCGAGTAAAGTCATCGTTAAACTCGAAAAGAGTAAACTTAGCAGCAGTGCTAATGGCTTTTTCAAGCACGATGAACAAGCGGCGAACATTGATGCGGTCAAACGCACTTGGTTGAGCAAGTAATGTTT